CAAACCAACGACTACCACTATTTCCAAATCGCTCCCGGCACCAAGTCTGTGCTTGTTCGTTTAGATCTATTGGAGTTTCTTCTGTTCGAGCTAGTTCGATCCAGGTATATTTCATACCCCATCCGCCAGCTTCTCCCGTTTTCATAGGTCGCAGTTCGTTTTCAGAACCAATGTTCAACCCGCCAACAATAGAACTAATACTAGCCATTATAACCACCTCAGCATAAACCATTCTACATTTTTTCTAACTTGAAATATGTATCCGGTAGATCCAGAACTTAGTAAAAAATGTTCTACTTTGTTATGAAACATCCACTTAGAAATTTCTATGAAATCTTCAAAACTTCGAACAAGGTAGGTAGGATGTCCTGCCCAGCCGGGATAACTTGTAGGTTCTACTTTCATGGCCACCTCAACATAAACATAGTAAGATCTCGACCTTGTTTAAAATAATATTCAATGCAATTACTTTGATAGACTACATTCCACTGGCCCTTGAATTTACCCAAGGTCTTGCCTAACCATTCTTCGACTTCTCTGGTACTGTGCAGAAGATTTAGTTTGGTCTTATGTGGCCACAATTCTTTTTTAAGTCGTCTCATGTTAGTGCTTTTACGATTTCATATTGACGCAGTGCTTCTTGGACATTGTTCCAAGCAATTTCCAATGCTGGATTAGACTTTGGTGCTTTTCTATATCTCACAGGAGGATCACTATCGACCCACTGCTCGGGATCATCCTTGGTCCAGTAATAGACATTGGCCCAATGACTGTGACAGGTCTTGTCAGTCCGCCATTCACCTGAAGATTGATTCCAATAAAAGTAATCTACACCACAGGTATCGTCAGCTAGGGTTACGGTCCTGAAGCCCATGTAATAGCCGCTTTTATCAGGCTGCTGATCTGCTGTATGGTGCCATATGGAAGTCTTCATAGTCTAAAAAAGATGTTGGAGTTTCTGATAGAAGGAGTGCGTCCCCGTACTTTAATTTTAACATCATTTCCTGTTTTTCGCAAGTGGTTGTTATCTTGATGTAGGGATTTTCGTTTTGATATCGCCAGCGTGTTCCATTTGAAGTTTCAAAATCTTGCCATTCGGGCATAACGACTTCCACTTCGCAACCCAACCCAAATAGGAATGTTGCATCAATTTCTGTAGCATCGGGCTTACTCAGTGTCCAAAGTGTTTTAGTAATCATACTCCGTTGCCGCTCCCAAACTTTAATGCAAACATAGTTGAATATTTCTCACCCTTGTTCATAAATTTAAATGATAAAAGTTTATCTCCCTGTTGTACTGCCCATTCAAAATCTAATCCCATAACTAATCCTTGATCTTTACACCATTCTGCTAGTTGAATAGCGTGGTTACTGGCATGATGAAGTTTCATAAAATCAAGATGTCTGTATCGAACTATAGTGTCAAACGGTATCTGAATCTCAATCATTGTTCATAATTTCTTCTATAACTGGATCTTCGTTAGGAAAGTAATGCACATGATATTCTCGTTGATTAAATCTATATACTTCAGAAATGCTGTGTTGATTGTTGCTGACCTGATTAGGACCTTCCTGCATTTGTACCATCAGCCAAACATTATCATGCTCCTGCCCTTCGAGAACGCGGCGAGGAGGACCTAATACCCTTCGAAGAAATGCTCGAGCTTCGTCTGGGGTCATGTTTAGAGAATTAAATGACGCTGTCATTTTATTCCTGTTTCGTTGCACAGTTCTTGAATCATTAAGATGTCTGCAGGGCTGTCTTTAAATTTCTTCATCCAAAATTTAACATCAAATACAGGTGCAATCATACTCAATTGTTCGTCACTCATCTTACTAACCATAGTCTTGCCCGATGTACAATTCAAGATAAGCCAAGGACTGATGCGACCATTAAGCATGTCATGTACTGCTTTGTTTAGGCTTACATAATCAAAGTAATGTGCAAAATTTGCATTATGCTCATCACTCCATTCCATCATTGTTTGTAGTGTTCTCTGTATTGCTGACTCAACAGGTTCTACTTTGAGCATGTCAAATAGATACTGTTCATACAGTTCATCTCTGCACCAGTGGTCTAATTTGACACCACTTTTGATCACATAGTCAATAAACTTTTGAGGATAAATTGGATTAACATTATTGATAAAACTGCCAAACTTTACAAAGGCATTGTAGTAGGCACTAGTACAAAAATGTTCATAGGTCTTGCCTTTTTTATCATTTTGTGTAAGTTGATAAAAACGAACATAGGCCATATAGCCTGCTTGAACCCGCTTCTCGTCCTTTTGCAGAGCACGCCTTTTCTGTTCGCACATGTGAGCAACAAGAGTCTTTTCTTTCATAAAACTCTTGCCGCAATGTACACAATTAAATGGTTGATCTGCTAATGCTATCACTCGTATTCTTTCCGTTGCTTCTTGTCAAAACCCATTTTATCAAACAGCTCATCAACATCTTTTTTAGTCATCATGCTGGCTAGTGTTTTAATGTCATCTAGTTTCCATGCAGGATAAATTTCAGCTAACAATTTTTCAATTTTATTTGCTTTGCCTTTTTTGCCTGCGGCAAGATATGGATGATACATGTTAGAACCGACACCCGTTGCTGCAAATAATTTCCACAGCAATGGCTTGTGATTTTTACTTAATTGCCAATGACTCTTATTAACATATTCGTTAGTTCGTTCCAAGAACCATTCTTGCAATGACGAGTCGCCTTGCACGTTGGCAGTATACCTCATTAAGATATAGGGACTAAATGCCTTCTTTTCTTCGTCGGTAAGATTTTCGTAAAAGTCATAGTTGCGACTATCTACTGCATTTAGTTCACGCTTAATATCAAGTTTTTCTGTTGCCATATCTTTTTTCGTAATCTTCTGTAAGGTAGTATGTTATTTTAACACGTTCCAGAGCAGCTTGTAAAGCAGGATCGGACTTGGCAGCACGAAGAATATCACCCCACAATTTACTTTCCATTATTTCTTCATGCAATGATGCGCTAGGTGACCCTGTTCCGATTCCTACGTTGCCTGAACTATCTATCCGCATTTTTTCAGTAGAGCCTGCATTTCTAGCATAGACAGTTTTACCTTTATCCGGACTTTCAAAAATTATTGACATCTTACCAACATTTTGTATAGTCTACTATCTCGCTCTGTCGACTTACTTCTTTTACAAAATATGCACATAGGGGATTCGATCCGGCATGCAAGGGAGTAGTTAATAACTGACCTTGTTTCATTTTAGGGAAATACCATTTAACATCTTGGTAAACATCGATGATATCAATATCATGAAATTCTGGTCTGAAACTAGATATTGGATTAAAGCAAAAAGTTTTAAATCCTCGATCATTTAAACTAGTTAGCGGCAATACTTCCATATCTGGTCCTTCTGGATCACCTACAATAGCACACCAATCAAGGGGCATTGTAAGTTCGTGAGGACCAATTTTTAATACTGCCGCAGGTCCTGTAAAACTTTCTAAGAAGATTAATGGGATAAAGAAATAGTCAGGATTTTGATTATCGCTGTTATCAAGGACGCTGAATCTCAAATCGTCGTCTACTTCCTCAGGTAAATCGTTGAGGAAGAATGTTTTGTTTTCTAATGTTAGTATTTGCATTATTTGTTATATTTCACTTTCTGAATTTCGAACGGATATTTCGCATCCTTATAGAACTTTTTTCGTTCAGTAAGGTGTCTCTTTGCATACTTCGTTGACGCTGTAATATCCCAGATTTGTACAAAGTCTTTGTCGTCTGCTTTTCTAATGCCTCGCCCAATGCTTTGTATAACCCTTGTAAAGCTCTTTCCGGACTCAACCATAACCAGATTAAAAATACGGGGGATATTAATACCCACAGCGGCCACACCATAAGTCGCCACAATAATCTTATTATTAGCAGTTTTAACATCGTCATACTCAGTCTTTCTATCTTTGGTTTTTACTCTACCAGATATAAATGCCACATCTGGTTCTTCTTTTAAGACACTGAATAAGCCACTAAGATGAGTCTGTAGGAATTCCCCGCACTCAATTCTGTCAACTAACACAAGAGTGTTGCCAGTGTTTGCAATCTCTTTAATTAGTGTAGATATATAACTCATCCTGTCGTTATCGGTTACTAGGAATTTTAGCTCTTCAGGGTACCCGCTAAACTCTTTCCATTCTGCTGTTTGAATAATGTTTACATGACAGTCACTCAACACGCCTTTTTCTTGTAATTCGTGAGCACGAACTTGATGCACTACTTCACCTAGACTTGCACGTAGACTTTGAAATTCGTGGTCTGCTTTAGGTACAGTACCAGTTAATCCCCAGCGAATTGGTGCGTTGGCAAGATTTCTTGTAAGTAGATTTTTCAACACTTCTGCTTTGGCCATGTGTACTTCATCGACCATAACCGTAGCAACTCCTTCGAGCAACTCTGCCAAAGTTAACACTTCTTCATCAGTAGTATCTTTGGATTTTTTATCTAAAATGTTCAAACTTTGCCAAGTGCAGATTGTATGAGTTTTGTCTAAGTTTTTTCTGTCGCCGTAGTAAACACCTACGTCTAATCCGCAGTTAAGAAAGTCTTCTTCAGTTTGCTCAACTAAACTTTTATTAGGAACAATGGTTATTGTTCGACCATATTTTTCACAGATTTTTGCCAAAGTTGCGGTGGTAATTGTCTTACCAAAACCGGTTGCAATCTCTTGAATGCACTGTGGATTTTTAAGAAAAATATTAACCGCTTCAACTTGATCATCACGGAGTCTAATAGGTTGTCCGGCAAATCTATGACCTTCTGGCCATGTTTGATCACCCCAAAAATCCTCAAAAATTTCAGGAAAATCTAAGGCAATAGGATTGCGATTATCTTCAAGGTCGATTTTGTAATTTTTGCTTTCAAGATATTCTAATACCTGAGGGAGCATTGATAGGTAGGTGGTTCCACCTAGTCCAAAAAAACTAACACTACCGTCCCAACGACCTAATTTATAGGCAGGACGATACCTAGCTGTAGGGTCTTCGTACTTAAATTTCTTGACCAATGCCTTTCGTGCGTCAAGATCTAAATTTTCTATCTTAACATTGACCTCGTCTTTTATTATTATTTTACAATATGGCAAAGTTAAAATTCCTTTGTGGTTTTTTGTCCAATACATGAATCACATTATGGTGATTTTTCACAAATTCTCGTATTGTATAGTGTACACTATGCAGGCTGAAGTTTACAACACAATTGAACTTAATTTTTGATTCAATAACGGTCTTTGGTACCTTACCGCTAATAAACACTACGCGAGTTTTTTCAGTGATAGGATTGTTCAGTTGCTCATCCTTGATAAATTTGTTGAATTTTTCACCAGTTTCTTTAGGTAGCCTAAACATTACACTCATTTCTTCAGGTGTGATATCAAGTGATTTTAAAAATTCAAAACTTTTTGTAATTTTTTCCATTTCTAGCCCACCTGGTATGATAAACATGCAAGGAGACAGATTTTTAACAATACGAGAAATGTCGTAAATTGTAGATTCTTCTAAATTTACGGTAAAATTCACTCCAGGATTTTCATTTAGGAAATCTATTACAGATTGTTCAACATTATTTTCTGCTAGGTATGCACTAACACTTTCGTCCCACGTGTGTATGCCAACTTTTCTTGCTAAAAATAGTGAGTCTAATAAATCTGTGGTTTCAGGTTGGGGCACACGATGGCTTACATTGATAAATTTTGGTGTTTTTTCACTATAACTGACCATAGGTACAAAATTTTCAAGATTTTCTTGAATAGCCATTACCTGCTCAATGTAATCGACAAATTCGTTGTCGGCAACGAACTCATCCTTCTCAACAAACGATATTAAGAATTGTATACTGCGCTCATTCAGTGCAAAAAACCATGCTTTTTCATCTTTGTCCCAGGCTGCGTATGTTAAATTAGGACGTTCTTTCCTAATTCTCTCCAGTAGGGATTCGTTATAGGGAAATTCTACCTTGACGGCTTTAGTGTACTCGGGATGTGCAACTACTGAAATCCGTTTGTTAGAATTAATGGTTCTGCGAGATACTCTATATGTGGGATTTTCCAGGAAATTTGTGATATCTTGGCCAAGTATCTGATTTAATTTTTCTTTTTGTCGTTGTAGTATTCGAACAGCAAGAATTGCTTGCTTTTCAGTGAAACCTAGACCTTTAGAAATCTGATCATAGAAGCTCCATACCATTTTTGAATCATAAGGATTCATCTGGGTCTTCATTGCAAGTAGGATAATTAGGTCTTCAATACTCATATTAACATTATACACGAAAATAAAAAAGGACGCAAGTCCTTTTTTGATTAGAGGGTAATATCGTCCAGGCCGGCAGCTCGGAGTTTGATAATATTGCTAAGTTGCCATTGTTTAATGTCTAATGCCTTGATAATACCAAGCCATTGATTTCTCAACATGGCAAATTCGTTGATAATTTTTTCCATATCAACAACATCTGCTTCACCATCGACGTATTTTTCAACATCTCGACTGCTTAGTGCTCTTTGATAATTTTCTAGATATTTTTTAAAGGCCTTGCTTCGAATACGGCGCAACTCAATGTTCAAGTATTCTAATACTGCCTCAATTTCCTGCAATTGATTGAATCGTTGTTCAACAATTCCAGGTAAAGAAGCCGAAGCTTTCTCTACTTTTCCGTAGATCTTAACTTCGGCCCTTGCACTATCTATTTCTTTATAAAAGTATTCTATGCAGTCAGGTAAGTGAGCAATGTCCTTACTGACTTTAGAATACCAAGACATTAATAGTCCTCGTCTTCTTCGTAGTACCGGTCTTCGTCGTCTTCATCAACTTCACCGTCATCTCGGAATTCTGCCAAGACAACTTCGATAGCCGAGTCAAGATGTGGATCATAGCCCAGTAGACTTTCAAGTGCTTCTGCATCTACATCTTTGTTTACCAAAAAGTCAACAAATTGTGCAGCCGCAGTATCACGACCTTTTTCTGGAATATTATCTCTAAAGGTATCCCAAATTTCAAAGATTAGTTGCTCTTCCATTATGCTTCCTCACTACTTTCTACTACTACTGCTTCAGCTGTTGCTTCACCATTCTTGGAAATATCATCCATCATGATAGTCAACCCGTCTTTTTCATTCTTTTCCCACGCCTTGCGGAACTGTTTGATAATCTCGCCGTCAGCTGTTGTGTAAACAAGACTATTGCCTTCTTTCTTCAACAAACCTTTAGCTTCAAACAGATCAACCAGACCGCTATGTGGACTCATACCTGTTGAATATGGAATTTCAACTTGTACTGCCTCAAAAGGCTTTGCATAACGAGTTTTCATAATCTTACAAGCACTACGGATACCGTTAACTGTTGTAGTCTTATTACCATCTGCGTCTGTCTTCAACTTTAACTTACGCATAGCAACTACAATAGAGCTAGCATAGATAAAGCCTTGTCCGCCGCTGATTTTGTCATCTGGATCAAACATATCCTGTGAAGCGTATGTGTGATTTGTACAAACCATACCCACGTTCCAAGAGCCAAACATGTTAACACAATTACGAACCAAGGATGTTAGTGCTTTAGGCTTACGACCCATATCACCTTTCATCTCGCCCGCTTCGAACTGATTAACATCTGTAGGAGTCAACAACATGCCTAGTGAATCGATAACAAATAATACTTTAGGACGTGATTCCTCAGGCATAGTTTTGTATTCTTTCATGAATTCGGAGATGGTTTTTGCCACGTCGTCAATCATAGCCATGTTGAGTTTTAGAAGTTTTTCTTCGCTAGTGTCAACACCTAGATCCTCTAACCACTTCTGGTCAAGAGCGTTTTCACTGTCAACTAGAACAACATAGATACCTTGCTCTTGTGCGTGACGAATGATGTTTCCGGAGCAGATATAACTCTTACCTGCACCAGATTCGCCTGCAAAAACTGTTACTTTGCCCAGTGGAACTCCACGATTGAAGTCCCCTGAGATAAGATAGTTTAGGGCGTAGTTACCGGTTGAAATCCAATCGGTAGGGTCGTTAAACCCGATTCCCAAGCCATCAATACTTTTAGTAATAGACTTGCGGAACTTCGAAATATCGAAGGCCTTTGCCATAGTCTATTACTCCTTAGTCTTTCTGACGATTACGAATCATTGCAATGATATCGGCTGCACGGCTAGATGCTTCGCCACCTGCACTTTCTGCTTTCGGAGCAGGTGCTGAGAACGATTTCTCTGCTACAGCAACTTCATCATCCCACGGTGGAGTGTCTTCAGCAACTGGTGCTGGTGCAGGACGAGCTGCCGCTGGTTTAGCCGCTCCACCTTCACCACCTTCACGACCACCGTAGCCTGCTGGCTTGAAGTATTGACCCCAACGATCCATGTCAAATGCTTCACCGTCAACTGACGCTTCAAACATTTCTTTCATGACCTTGAGCTCAACTTCGCCTGGCTTCTTAGGCAAGAAGTCTTTTAGATTGTACAATCCATGTTGCTTGATAGCCGCATTTTCTGCATCGCTTAGAGCACGTTCACGACGTGCCCATGTTGATGTAGAGTAGTCAGCATAACCACCTTTGCTTGTCTTAGCAATCTTAAAATCAAGACCGCGAACAAAGTCTGTTGGTAGTTCTTCAATCTCACTATCCATCAGTGCATTCTTAACAATGTTAAAGATTTGACTGCCGATGATGAATCGACGGATTGGATTTTCAGGAGTTTTGTCTTCCTGTAGTTTGCTTTCGCCCACAAAACCTTGGAACAGGTATGACTTCTTCTTCCAGTACTTACGACCCATATCTTCCAAAGACTTGTCTTTGAACCATGGACGAACTTCTGTAAGAATAGGACATGTTTCACCCCACATTTCCATACATGGGACTTGCACAGTCACAGGCTTGGAATTTGTTTCGCCCTTAACTCCGGCGAAAGGCAATTTGATCATTGCACGTTCAATCCAGAAAAAAGTATTTGAGCTGTCACCGTCAGGAAGGAAGCGGACTGTTGTAGTCGAACCTTCTGGCATGTTCCAGTGAGGGTAAATTGCATTATCACCGCCACCGGATTGCCCGCCAGCTTGTTGTGAAGATGCTTGTAGTTTTGCGCGAATTTCTGCTAATGTTGCCATAATGTTTTTCCTTAATGTTGATTTATTATGCCTCTTCTTTCTAGCCCACTGACTAAAAAGAAAAACTGTGCATGTGTTTAGTATGCACAGTTTTATTTATTATCGCAACCTATACGGCTACGAAAATACGGTTATTTTTGCCAATTATTTTTTGTAGTTGGCTATTCTCATAATTGCTTCTAAGGCCGCCGATTCATTTTGACCTAGACCTAATTCTGCCTTCTTGCGGGCTAAACCTGCAGAGCTAGTTGGGCTGTTGGTTTTTTCTTTTTCTAAATCTTTTGTGGACATTTTCCAGTCGCCGCCTTGTTCCTTACGTTTGTATGCAGGTACTTGGCTCTTGTCTGGACCACTTTCTTGTGCTACGCCTTCTACTTTTGCCTTGATGTTGCCTACTAGTTCTTTCAATCGTGCTAGACCGTCGTCACCGTTAACTTGTGTGCCATGACGTTGTTGCCATTCTTGTGTGAGTTTTTCCATAAATTGTTCAGCCATTTGTCTTGCCTGTTGCCCAGCTTGCTCGCCAAACTTTTCGCTGATTTGTTTTTCAACATCTAGTGCAATGCCTTCACCGCCGCGGAATGGACCAACTTCTGGGTTGTCGCGATTGTAAAAACTCTTAACAATCTTAGCAACTTCTTGTACCATTGCTTTAGGATCTTTGCCTTCCGCAACTGGAGGTTGTGCTGGAGTAGGAGCGGCTGCAGGTGGTACTTCTGCTGCGGGCTCCTGGGCTGCTGCGCCCGTTAATCCTAATGCTACTAACAGTTCTGGATAGCTTTCTTGTGCCCACACTTTTAATACTTCCATAGGATCAGTTGCAGGATCTAGGTCATAAGCACCTTTTAATTTTGCTTCAAGGTCGCTATCTTCTAAACCAAAGCTACTAAAGAATTGCCATGCAGTTTGACCATCTACACCTAGTTCTATCTCACCGTTAGGCAATTCATCCATTGCTTGTTTTAGAGCTTGGATCTGATCATCAGTTAGTTTACCCTGTTCGACTGCTTCTGCCCATTCTGTAAATGCATCAAATGCATTTTCTTTAACTTCCTTATCATCGTCGTCGCATTCGCAAGGATCGCAATGACATTTTGAACATGTGCTTTCTTGTACATAGTTTTCTAAATCAACAGTATTAGCTTCTTGCATAATGCTGTGAATTAAAGGAAAAAATGCTGCTAGGTCTTCTTTAAAATTTGTTTCTGTAAATTTTGCCTTATATGTTTCCATAGTAACAGGATCTAAATCTGCCATTAACGGCTCATCCTGTTCTACAAAACTTGCTGTCCATGCTTCATAATGGTGACGCTTGCTCAATGATTCAATCTGTGCTTTTAATTCTTGTAATCGGCCTACGGCCCTTTCTTTGATTCCCATAGCATCATCATGGAGCTGTGTGTGCTGTACTTGTCTGCTAAATTCTTGCAATTGAGCAATCTGTTCACTCATACGTACAATGGCCTTGCCAGCTGGATCGTGTGGAACGCCACCGTGGTCAACGTGTTGAGCCATAGCAAACGCACCTGCTGGATGAATGAACGGATATTTGAATCTTTCACCGTCTCTATTTTGAATGTAAATTGCCTTGATGTTTTTCTTCTGGCTGCGAGCACCTGGATACATTTCATCGACTGGGCTGTGATGTCTAACAATAACTTCTGTAGCACCTTTTACAGCACGACTGGTTTTTTTAGAACTTCTTTGGTTCCATCGGCTTTCTTGCAGACCTTCTCCCATATGTTGCTGTGTTCTATCTTTTAACATTGATAGTAGTCTTTCAGCAATTTCTTCGGGATGATCCTCATATTGTCTACCTAGGTCGTATTGTAGTTCATCAAATTCTTTTTGGATATAACGTCCAACGGGATGTGTTATAGAATCTCCGGCATCTACTATTTTTAAAATAGTATCACTATTGAATTCTGGACTATTCACTACTTTTCCAACTTTTTGCATCAATGCGGTATTATCAATACTAGGACTCATTCTCGATATCAACCGATCACGTGGAGTATTTGTCAGTTCACGACCAGTGTTTTCTGATACACCTTTTCTAATTTTTTTAGTTTCGTTCATAGTATTCATTTCGGGTTCTTCCTTGCGGCCTTGTGTTGCGGCCAAGTGTTGAAAATCATTTTTATCTAAATTAGTTTTAGCAATGTCTCTTGTGTCAAATCGCATTAGTCTGCGCATGGCAAATAATCGCATTTCTTTTAAGAAATCGTACCACATGCGTTTAGCCGGATCATCTTGATTTTCCGTAATACCTTGACTGTAATAGATTTTGATACTGCCTGGGTCTCCGAGGCTAATACTTACTCGGCCTAAATTTACACCTTCGTTAACAAAGTCAAAGTCAAAGAATCTTGCTTCAGCAGGATCAATGGTCACAGCACCTGTTTCATCGCCCATTTCTAAATTTTGAAAACGACTGCGAACTTTGTCGAACAGATCTTGACTGATTATTTGGATAGCTTTCATATGTGTTATTTATTAATAATTGCTGATGTATATAGGCATGGGCATTAAGAACTCGTCTTCCCGCTCTTCACGCATTTTATCGTAAATTGCAGGATCCCATTCTTGTAACATTAGCGCCATACGTATAACCAGCAAAGTAGCACTAACTAGGTCATCGTGTAAGCCTACTTTTGCTTCAAAACTAACGCCTTTAGCAATATATCCTTTAAGCTCGCTGATCAAAGGCTTTGATCTTATACGGAATCTTTTGCTTTCTACTAGATGTTTTAGTTTCGCACAGGCATTTATTTTGCTAGAGTTAGTAGTATTAAAGCCCTTACGGAATCGGCGCACATGTCCCTTCTTAATAGGTTCACTTAAGAATAGCCCCGGAATACTTTCTTCACCAATTTCATCAATGGCAACTAATGCTGCTTCACCAATGTTGTTATTTTCAATTGAGTAATATATACTAGCCTGTACGCCTTTTGCCGCACACTCGTCATTGATATAATTGCACAGATCACGCAGTATTCGTACCTGCCCTTGAATTGTAGTTAAGTTATGTTGCCACTCACCTACTTGTTCAAAGCTAGGAATTTCTAAAATTTGTATAGCAGCAGGGTCTCCGCCTGTACCTAGGCTAGGATCTAATGCCAGCAAATAGGTGCTCATTGGATTAACTTTCTTGTACCAACGTGCCTGTCCCATCTTCATAACGGGTTCATCACCTTCTAGACCAGCTAGACAAATACTGTTGATCAGTGTTTCGTCAAATACCAAGAATTCGCAATCGTGTTCTCGTTTGAAACGCTCTTCACCGATGCGACTACGTTCTTCATTGGCCCAGTTTTCATCACGATCCGGATGTTCATTCCAATAGGCCCTAAAGGGGAAGAAACCGTTTCTGCCTAGTATTTGTTCATTGCCAAACTCGTCAAATTTATAGTTTGCTTCTTTCCAAATGTTAGCGAATTGATCTTCATCGCTATTAGGAGTTGATGTAATAATTGCTTTACCACCAGTTGCTAGTGTAGGCGAAATAGATGTCCAGAATTCGACGGCAATGTTAGGTTCAACGAACGCAAACTCGTCAGCGTATAGTAATGACAAAGACAAACCTCGACCTGTTGTTTCTGTAGTTGTCTGTGCAATAATACGCGAACCATTATCAAATTCAATACTTTGTTTGTTATAACTCTTAACACCGCAACGAATATGATCAGGACAAAGTTCATATGCATAACGAATACGACTCATAATTTCCTGAGCACCTGTAAACTTGTGCGCTGCAACTAAGACAGTTGCATCAGGTACAAACATAGCATACCATAGAAGATATCCTGCCGCAGTAGTAGTTTTGCCTGTTTGACGCGGCAGTAAATTTACATTAAAACGATGCTGATGATAGCTATCAATTAATCTACGTTGATATTCAAACGGTTCGTACTGTAGCTTACCTTTAGTAGGGTGCTGAATATAAAAAAAATGATCTAAAAAATAATGTGGACCGTTAATTGGGTCTGTACAACTCATTAGTTCTTCAATATCCTTTTCAGTATATTTTTGAGCACTGTATGCAGTTTTAACTAATTTATTATCGGTATAAGCCATATCATTATTTACTAAAAAAAATAGCCTCCGAAGAGGCTATTTGGTAAAGGTAAAACTTATCAGTTTTCGCTGACAAACCTTTTGTATTGTGCAAATAGATCTGTTACTGCTTCGTTCATATCTGCGTATGCTTTTGGACGATCTCCGTCCATTCTATCGCCTTGCCCTGGCTGATTCTCTTGATGAGCATGTGCATTAGCATCAAACTCGTCTTTGTCATTTGGGTCAGCTGGAGTATTATCATACTCGTCAACTTTGTCTTTCTTTTCCATATCGTGATCATCCATATCGTGATCACCGTCGTTGTCTAGGTCGCCGTGTGCTTTATTAACATCATCGCCACCTTTGTCATCCATTGGGTTTAATTTGTCAATAACACTTCTCATGTTATCAGTTGGGCTCATGTCTCCGCTTGCGGGCTCTAATGTTCCAGCTGCTGGTGGTGCATTGTCTAATGGAGGAGCTGCCGATACAGGTTTGTTCTGACCTGCAAGTTGCATGATAGTAGCTAACATGTTACTAAGTTCATCACCACTACCGGCAGTCATGTTAATACTTGCTGGTATAGATGGCTTTTCAGGTGGTATGCTCATACCCATCTCAGGCATCATACCGCCCATACCGCACTCGTCTAATGACTTAATGCCACTTAATGCTTTTAGGCTTGCCATGTCTGGCTCAGGTCTAGAAGGTAAATCTTGTTGCGACTCTTGCACATAGCTGTGGGTTTGAGTAGGCACCATCTTAGTAGTATCTACATTAGGATTAGCTGCATCAAGTTCAGCTAGTCGTTTCAGTACGTCGATCATTTGCATATTATTTTCCTTTGCCGCCAAATAGGCTTGTGTTACCCGGCTCTGCATCCGTATTGTATTTGGCAGCACCTTCTGTTGGGATTTCTTCTCCGCGTTCTTTGCGTTGAAGTTTTAAAATATCATTCAATTCTTTAACAAATCCTGTATTGTACTTATCACCGTAGTAGTCTTCAAACTGAGGGCTACCTGCTTCTTTATAGTCGGGATCTAGCAATAAGGCTCCTTCTCTTTTCTCAGTAGGCATTTGATATTCTTCACTTGGTTCGCCAGGACGACGAACTACAAGATTATGTTTTCCAATACCCAATTCAGTTGCTAGATATTCTGTTAATTCAAACTGTGTTGTTGGAAAATCTAGCGTAACTTCGTAGATATTTACTTCGCAGTTTTTAACTTGAGGAAAGTCCAGCGGTACTGCTTGGATAGGCGTCTTTGATTTTTTAAATCCTGTTAGAGTATTTTCGTTAGTAAAACGCCCTAGCAAACGCTTCATTGTGTCTTCTTTTTCAGTTGACATTTCTCCTGCAATTTTAATGCGGAAGTCGTACTGTTTCTTAGACTCGGTTAGGTATTCGGTGAATGATTTCATGATGATTTATTTATTCAGATTTTTAAGTTTTTCGATGATACTATTACGGTCTGTAATGATGTATCCCTCACCTTCCACGGTGTTTCCGCCCTCTTGACCGTGTTTTTTATCAATGGCTAGCTTCTTAAGCTGTAGATCTACCATTTTTAATTTCTTATCAATTTTAGCACTCTTAGCAGCAATAGCCTGTGTCATCATGCTGGCCGCAACTTCAAACATGCGTGCGCCGTAGCGTGCTTCTACATTCATACCTAGATCCATTAAGTCATCATAGGCTTTTTCTGCCTTGTCGGCTAGTGCATCTAGTTCTCCGTCTGCTATATCACCGAGCCCCTTAACTCTAGGCAGTGCTGCTGCAATTTTATCAAATTCTTCTAACTTGTCTTGCAAATCGATTACAGGAACGGGAGCAGAGTCTGCAGGAGTTGGTGTAATTACAGGTTCGTCAACTGGATCAATATTGAGAATTTCTTCAAGTCGTTTCGTCATAACCTTACTTATTCCTCTTTCCGGGATTGTGGAAAATATCGCTTTCGTTAAGAATTCGAAACTTTACACCGTTTTGTTGACACCAGTTTGATGCTGCTGCCCATTTGGCTTGATTCTTAACAAACTGTGCTTGATTGTAGGGATTTTTTCCAACTTTTTCTATAAGGGTCTGATTGGCAGGTTTTACTTCCCACAACTCTGCATGTTTCTTTTGATTTTTATCTACATACACTACAAGAAAGTCGGGCACATATACAGTATGCTTACCGGTCAATGGGTCTCGGTAGGGTATTTTAACAGATTCACTGCTCCATTGCTGAACACTAGGATTGTTATCGCAAAAAAGCATTACAGACATTTCCCAACTACTTCTGTAAACTGGTAGTTTTGTACCAATATACTTTTCTGGATTCTTTAAAGAAAATCCACCTTTACTAAACTTTAAACTCATGCAATTATATTTCGTAATACTTCAGGATTTGGTTGAAAAGGTTGTGCAGCACCGAGACTGCTACTTTTGAATCGATTGTAATTTAGTATTTCAGATACCAGTCCAGATAATTCAATATCTCCTAGACTCTTTAATGTATCTAAAATCTGCATAGGATTATAGCCGTCTTGTTTTGCCTGTGTAATAATAGTAACAGCTATTGATTCTGCTGCAACTTCACCAAACCCTTTGTTTGTAAAAAATCCAGTCATTGCTGCTAGGACCGTAGCATTCATTTCTACAGGTGCGCTGTAAAAATTGTCAAATGCATTAACAGTGCTGTTTGTAGTTTGATTAATGGGTATGTTAGAATATGACATAGTTATCTCTTAGGTGGAAAGATCAA